TGGTTTCCTGGTTCAATCATTTCACCTACCCATGGTTGCATTATTTTGCCTCCCGAATAAATCGACGAACATCGCTATCCTTGAAATCACCGGACGCCGCCCAGTTACGAAAAGCTGAGCACTCGAGAAACTTGTTCTCACACTCGACGATATTAGAGCAGCCCTCACAGGGAAAGTCGCGCTTATTTTCGGGGATAGGAAGAACTACTGAAGAGGCGCGAGAAGGTCCCCAAGCTGCATCATGCTCGAAAGAGATACCAACACGGGAACCGGAACGATCATTACCAAACATCACAAACTCCTTGTTTCAATCAACTATATTCATATTAACCGTTATCGAGAAATAAGTAAAGCTCTTTTTGCAACTTTTTTAACTCATCCTCGGTGGAGATCTTGAATATCTCCTTGGCCACGATCTCATTCGGTATCGCGCCATCACAGGGTGGGAGCGAACCATAGGTATCGCGATACTCCCTCAACATTTCACCCTCCTGGCGATGAGCCTGTAATTTGATATCAGGACCATACCCCTGAGGCATATACGCGACATACAGATGCTTCTTATTTTCCTCACCATACCTACCGCGAAAAAGGATACCGTTGGCGTATGGATTTTTCTGAGTATACCCCTTGACGATCGTACCCATGAAGTCAGCCGTGCGAGAACGAATACCGCGAGATTTTGACGAACCAGCCGTGCCGATATAGATAACGCGATCGTCCAAGAAGTCCGGAGCCTCATCGGCAATCGATTCGCTATGATCATACGCATACATGTAACAACCGCCCATGTGATAGCCATCGGAGTCCTTTTTAGAGAAACCACAATCCTCATCGGTGGGGTGTTTCGCCTCATCGTTTGGGAAAAGTTTAATCCACTTACTCATGACAACTGTCCTTTTTTAGACATACCGATCAAACCCCAGAACATAATCGAGATACCAGTGATCGCGATCAACGTTCCGGTTAAAAGAGGCATGGTACCTTCGATAGCACCCACGCCAGCGATAACAGTTAAAAGACCGAACACGAAACGTATCATTATTCAGTCTCCCATTCTTTGAAAGTAACGATGTCCATCAGCTCATCGACGAGATCTCGACCGTAGTCGGTGAACAGGATGCCACGGCTGAAGACCCAGCCCTCAACATCCTGACTGTGATAGAATGTCTCAGACTGCGTCATCCAACGCAGAGCGGTCTGGCGATCACCAGCGCCGAGATCGATGATATCCTGTAGCTCAGCGTGGAACTTGAAGAGAGCTTCACGCTCAATACGAGCATCTTCAGCCTGAACACGATCCAGCTCACGAATAAGACCATCCCAGATGGCTTGCTTGTTATCGTCGTCGGACTGCGCCCAGCCCTCACAGAAAGATGCATGGGGACGAAACCCACGAGCGTCCTTATGAAGGTCGGAAACGGTCTGCTCATCAAAAGTATACATATCAATCCCCTTATCAACTATATTAACTATAGCCTACCCTGTAAAAAAAGTAAAGAATTATTTTACTTTTTAAAACAAGCGATATCAAGGACTTAGAATTTTTATGCCACTTTTTTTCGTTTACCGATGTTGTATTTCGCTACCAGTTCCCATTCTTCCTTCTCCTTGAAGGGCAGAACCTTTACCTGACTGATAGGAGCAACAGGGTTTTCAGTCTGCGATTCGCTGACCATCTCGACCAGATCCCACTCTTTTAATAGGTTTGTGATCGTGTTACGCCGCGCGATATCGGACTCCGAGAAGTTTGATGGCTTCCCGTCAAGAGCGAACAGCTCCTTAAAATGCACAATGAAATAGCGACCCTGTTTGTGGAGGATATGACACGACTGATAAAGAGTCTTCTCTTTTTTAGATGCTACACCGATGCGAGTGAGAGTTTCTCTTATTTTTAGGAAGTCGTCGTCGTTTTTTAAACGCACCTCGACTAGATTGTTGATATCAAAACTCATTTTTTCAATCCACCTTTTTGTATCTTTATCTTTATAGCGTCTACCTGTTCGGGAGACAATATAGTCATGACCTGCTTGGCTTTATCATAGCTGTAACCAAAATATTCTACGATCGCCTCTAGATCATCGTGATGTTCAACTTTTGCCCATTTAGCATATCGCTTCTTGGGTCTAACTATATTTAGGTAAAAGGAAAATTGAAGTTTGTTGTCGATATGGTGATGGGAGTTCATCTCATTCGAGATCCATATCGTATCCTCGAAATAAGAAAATTGCCTGTTAGTTAGGTATGGGTTATATCCTTTCTCCGCTAACTCATCGTTATCGGTATCGCTCATAATATCTTTATGAGAGTTTATCGCATTTACATAATCAAATGGGTTCACCAGTGTCTCCATGCATTAAGAATTATTGCGGCGCATGTTACGATGTGAAGTACTATCCAGAAAGTTCTTAGGGATATCGCGAGTAGAACGTTCTGTTGTGTGATTGGCTGAAATACTGGTTCGTCATCATCAGTTATACCTATGGGCATACCGACAGTCCTAGCCCAAGTTTTTAGCCACCAACGCTGACCCGACATTATTTGAACTCACAGTCAGCCATAATCTCGGTCAGGCACGCTACTAGGTTTACTTCATGATCTGCAACGAACGCGGATTTATATGAGTAGTTAGCGATGTGTATCACGAGCTGAGGAACGCTGTTCTCAACGAGAAGATCAGATGACATATCATATAGTTTACGATACACAACCGCTGGCTCGATATCAGAATTATTACCGACCCACTTACGCATCTCTTTGAAGTTGCGACTTTTCAGATGGGTTATAAGGGACTTGTAATTTTCATCCCCCATATTAATAAGAATACCAGCGTCAATAGCACCAGAAGCGGAATAACGTTGAAGTTCATTGAGCACCCTCCTCCAGTCAGGGAAATGTTTCATTATGAGTTCGGCGATAACCTTCTTATCGAAACTCACGTTCTCGTTTGTAAGAACGGTGTCTATACGCTTCATAAAGTCAGAAGCGAGGTTAGCTCTCTCCTTACCCGCAATCTTAAATTCGATCACGGAGCATCGAGAATGTAGAGGCTCGATAATCCGATTACGAAAATTACAGGTCATGATAAATCCGCAGTTCTTGGAAAACTCCTCCATGAAGTTACGAAGAGCTGGCTGAGTTGACTGAGGATTTAAGTAGTCAGCCTCGTCCAGGATCACATATTTGCGTGCTCCCGAAAGAGAAACTGTAGAGGCGAAGTTATGAATCTCTGTACGGAGAGTATCGATATTTCCGTTCATGGATCCATTAATCACAATATAATCGAAACCGCACTCCTCCAGCATAGCCTTGGCCACAGTCGTTTTACCAACGCCAGGACCGCCCGAAAGCAGCAGGTTTGGTACATAGTTCTTCTTAACGAACTCGGCGAAAGTAGCCTTTAGCTCTGCCGGAAGGATGCAGTCTTCAATACGAGAAGGACGATACTTCTCAACCCACAATTCATTCATAATATAAAGTACCTTTCAATTAGCGGGATTCAGTAGCGATGAAGTATTCGAGTGCTCCTTTCTCAGTTGCGAAGTGTGAGATACCTTTCGATGATACACGAACGGTATAGTCGTTCTCCATAAGTTTAAGGTTATCGACTTTGAAGACCAACTTGAAATCTTCATCAGTCTTACCGACAACTACGCGATATTTATTTGAGGTATCGCTTTTGACGTCGCCGACCTCGATAGCAATCTCAGAACTATCTCCGACTACGGACCAATGCGGTGACTGAAGAACACTCGCCGCCGCCATGGTCTTCTTGAAGTTTTCACTGCTAAGTTCAAACTCGACCTTTACGTCTGGAAGATTGATAGCTTTCTCCGGTGGAGTCGTGACCATATTACGATCGGCGAAAAAATACCTGATCGATGAGGTTCCGTTAGCTACGACAACACTCTTATCCTCAAACTCATAGTCTGGCTTCTCGAATAAAGAAACCGCACTCAAGAACTGATTGAGATCATAGATCGCGAATGAAGAATCGAACGTATCGTCAACCTCGGCAACAGCCATTACTGTTTTTTGAGGTGATATCGTCCGGATAGTATTTCCCGCATCCACCACCAGACTCTGGTTGATAGACGAGAAGTTTTTTAACACCGAGATGGTGTTACCAGATATATTCATATTTTTCACTCCAAGTTAATAATAATATCATACTATACTTCATACAATTAGTCAAGCTATTTTAGTTTTTGATTTGTATCAGCAGTTGCTGCTGCTCCGATATTTGCTAGGTCGACCAGACTACCTCCAAATACATAACTTCCGGTATGCGACATATTCATCCATGGACACATCCAAACCTTCAGACCCGCAGCCCTCGCCCACTGGCAGAACATGTAATCTTCTGACAGGTACCTTTTTGATTTGGGGTCAATCAAAGCATTGAAATAACACATGATCTCACGTGTCCCGTCGAAATGTTCGGATCTTATATGATCTGGCACATATTTTAATTCTGGATATGCCTCTGCGTATTTTTCAAAGGTTTGACGTTTGATCATCATAAACCCTGTGCCGCCTTCTAAAACTTCCACAGGCGCATCAAGAGCTATCTCAGATTGACCCTCAGCGGGATTAAATACATAGTCCCCAACATAATTCGCTAGCCTCTGTGGGTTCTCATCAGCGAACCCTTTGTCCACTGCCATTTTAATTTTTTCCCAGGATATAGTTTTCTTGGGATATGGACCACAGAGAATATCATATTCACTATCAGGACCAGCCAGAGCTGCGAGCGATAAAACATCATTAGGATTAAAACCAATATCGGAGTCGATGAACATTAGGTGAGTGAATTTTTCTTGCCTTAAAAATTCATCCGCGCAGTAGTTTCTAGCACGTGTGATTAACGACTCGTTAAAAAGGTAAAAGAATTCTATATCCATACCATAGTGTACAGCAAGTTTAGAAAGATCGGCTGTTGACTTGGTATACTGACCGCCGCACATCCCACCATACATAGGAGTGGCTACGAATATTTTTCGCTCTCTCAGTTCTTCGATTGGGATCTCAATCTCATTCATTTAGTCTTCCTCATGCTGTAGATCATGATTATACATAGCAATGATCGCATAATGTATGATCTTCATTAAATCCTTTCGATTATACCCATTCTTCTTACCATAACGCTGAGCATATTTCATTATATTCCCAACACAGAAACCCTCACCATGACCACCGTCAATGATGAACTCTGTTGCTTGGTAATTGTTTGTGGAATAATGCTCACCGTAAGTACCATCAATATAATCTTTGATCTCGGCGATCAGGTCGCCTTCATTATATTTATAATCAATCATACCAAACTTTCTATATGAGAAATAATTTTCTTCGTATCCTCAGGAGTTTCGTGGGTGAAGACCTCGTAGAGAGGATCTTCTCCAGTCAGAACACTACCGCCGAACTGATCCTTGATATTTTCAATTTTAGTTCGACGACCCCGAATAAACTTTTCTGACTGTTCTGACCCACGATCGGCATATCGTTGTTCCCTCACCTGATCGGATACCTCGAGGATTATGATATAAACTTCATGTCCTAGATCAATCGCAGCATGAAAGAATCCAGTTGATGTTAACCTATCGCCTTCAAAAATATTTACAGGTGAGGGATTGTTTAGATAATTTATAGCTGCTGGCTGTACCGCCATACTTAGTTTATCGGTACCAGCAAAAACTTCGCCCTCTTCATACTTACCGAACAAACGAATATCACCAGATATGTAACTGTCGAGAAGTTTGACAGGTTTATCATATTGC